GTAAAGCTTCTTCAGCTTGAAGACCTATCTCTTTAGTTAATTGTATTTGAGTATCAAGTTGCCTAAATGAAGCTTGATATACAAAGTCTGATAGTGAAGCTAGTTCATTAAAAGCTTCAGTTATATTTTTAGTAGTAGCTAAAGTAGATGTTAAAACTGCTTTAGAACCAATTAATGCTTGATATACACCACGAGCACTATCTTTAGATATTGAAAAGTTTTTAGCTATGTTAGTGACACGTTTGTCAGCTTCAAACATAGCATCAATAAAGAATTTAGCTACTTCAACTAACGCTGTTATCCATGTTGGGCCTTTAAGAAATGAAGTTAATCCTCCAGCTCCAGCTTTAAATATTTGAAATGTACTTTTGCCACTTGCTGCTGCTTTAGAAGCAGCATTCGCTGCATCTTGAAATGGTCCTGCTATGCCCTTTAAACCAGGAACAGATTTAACTGTGTCTGCTAATTTTTGAAATCCACCTGCTTTTTTTTCTATTTCCTTAGCTAAACCTAATTGTCTTTGATAATTGTCAGTTACCTCTCCTGTTATTTCTTCTATACCTTCTTGAAGACTTTTAATTTCATCTAATTCTCCTTTACTCAAAATTAAACCTTGAGTTTGTTTATCAAGTAAATTCTTTAATCTTTGATCAAGAACTTCACGAGTAGCAGTTAATTCATTTATTTGTTCTTGAATTTTCTTACTAGATAGTTGACCTTCATTTAAACTAATTTGATTTTTTATTAGTTTTTCATTAGCTTTAGCTATTTTATTTAATGTAGAAATAGTGTCTTTTTGAACTCTAGAAAATGCTCTAGCATTATCAACTATATCAGTTAATCCTTCAGCTAAATCAGATAATCGTGATGTTAAGGATTGAAATCCATCATCTAAAGCTCCTACAATATCTGATATTTCTTTTAAACTTTTTTTACCTCTATCTATTTCTTCGTTTGGGTCAGCCATTTACTATACAGTTTATTATAAATATGGGAGAGCATCACTTTTTAGGTGATGCTCTTTTATTAGCTTTAGTAATATATGTTGGAACATTAACTTTAGGGGCCGCGCCATCTGCCGCGCCTTTACGCATAGCGTCTTTTGATTTTGACACAACATCCTCAGTTGTGTCTGGATTGTAATATTCTCTTATTTTAGAAAATGTGAATTTGCGTAACCATATTGGCATATTATATATAGTTTCATAATCATATCCTCCATTTCCATAAAATATCATTTCATGGATTTGAGTGAATAAAAACATTCTATATTCCAAGGTCAGGCCAAAAAAAGTCAAGCCCTATAGGCATTGATACCCCCTCCACTGGGCCATTTGAAGTATTAACAGTAACTGTTAGATCAACATCTGGTTGGATTTTATTAATATATGTACGGAGGGCTAATGCGTCTTTGGCTAACAAATAATTATCAACATAATCACGAATTGATTTAGCTTCTCTATTATCATTAATAGAGGTAATCATATACTTTAAACGTGTTGACTTTTCAGTGTTTTGACCTATTTTCTTTAATGATTCTATTTCTTGATCTACTTTTAATTCATCACCATGAGTTAATAATTTAAAAGTTAGTATGTCTGAGGTAGAAGGTACTTTAAATTCAAATTCATTTTTACCTTTAGTAAACAATGATTCATCTAAAACTTTATTTTCTATTTTAGTTAAATCCACAGTTACTTTTTCACCTCGATATACAAAATCATAATCTTTACCATAACCTAAAATACGAGCAGCTATTAATATAGCATTTTTATCACCAGTTAATAAATCATTATAATCAATTTTAGATACAATAAGTGACTGTAATAATTTATCTAATACAATACCTTGTTTAATATAAGACTGATTTGTTAAAATATCTTCTTCTTTAGCAGTCATATATTTCATTTCTACTTTGCCTGAGGATAATGGGTTTGATTCTGGGTATAATAGACCTTTTGATGGTAGTTCTATAACCTCTGTTGGAAAACTAAAATTACTCATAATTATTTAATATAACATTTGTTGATTATAAATATACAAGATAAAGAAAGCTTGGCTAAAAGCCAAGCTAACTTTCTGTATACTTCGGAAAAAGTAATCTTTTAGAAATTCAACACACAGTAATCAGGTTGAACTGTCATTGTAATATTTTGGGCTACTGATTCATTGTCCCAACTATATTCACCAAAATTAGCTTCTGTGATTAAAGCACCTTTAATTACCCATTCACTAACAATATCACCTACAGGACCAATAACATTGAATGTTAAGTCTTTCTTATAGAAATCTGAGTAACCATCACGACCTGTTACTGATTCGTGGTGTAAACGTACCCATTCCATTACAGCTTGAGCACCTGAAGGAGTAATAGGATCGAATAATGTAAATGATATAGTACCCCAATTTGATTTACCTTTAACATAACGAGCTACATTCATATGGTTTAGCTTAATTGTATCTTGAGTTAAAGTTACTGCGCCTACACCTTTAATCATATATGAGGGAACACCATCAATATACATTATGAATCTATTCTGTTGTTTAGGTTCAAATGCTGTGAAAAATATTTCGTTTGGATTTAATACTGCCATTTTATTTATTTATTTATCTTGTTATAAATATTATTAAATTTAAAATATTACGCGAATGTAGCTCCAGTAGGTGTAATATTGAAGTTCAGATAGATAAATTCAGCTGTTTTAGTTGGTTGTAAATAAATAGCACCTACTAACTGATTTCTATCTATAACATCTGGTGTGTTATTACTATCATCCATTACTACTCTAAACGCATACAAACCTTGTCTTTGTTGAACTGATTCTAAGTAAGGATTTACTTGAGCTAAGAATTGGTTTCTTGTAGCAGTTGTATTTTGTTCAAATACTAATGTATTCGCTACTTGGCCGATATAAGATTTTAAAGCAATTAATAAACGTCTTACATTCACACGATCAAGAGCTGATGCTTTAGTTTGTAATGTTTTGTTACCATATACTACAGTTCCAGTTCCAGGGAATGTTGCAATTGGATTAACTTTACCTTGATATAAAGTATCACGGCTTGATTGAGGTAATTTTTGTTCAGCGCGAATTACAGTTCCTAATCCACCACGATTAATACCTGCTGGTGCGAACCAAGGTTCAGCTACTCTATCATTGTAAGCATAAACACCTGCGATTAATACTGAAGCTGGAACCCAAACGTTCTTACCTGAACTTGGATCTTGAATTTGACACCATGGCCAATATGAAGCAGCATATGAAGTATCTCTTGAGGCGGCTTGACTTGTTACTGAAGTAACTGTAGAACCATATGTTACTAAATCAAGAACAAATAAACTATCACCTCTACCTTGAGTATTAGTTATAATAGTTGATACTTGACTTGAATGTAATGAATTAAATAATCCTGGAGCTAATAATACATTGAATTTATAATCATCTTGATTTGATAATAAATCAATCATGTCATCATAGCTCGCGCTAGGGATACCTTGAGATTTGTTACCATCAGTAATATTATTGTAATACTGACCTCCAACCATTATACCACCTGTTGCTCCAGTGAATGAACCACTTGCAGCTACAGGAATTGAAGCTGTATATTGAGATTTAGCTACACCATTGTTATCAAAGTAATCAGGAGTATTATTTACTGATTTTACTCTTACGTATCTTGAAGCGTTAGGGTAAGAACCAGAAATTTCAATTTGATTATTTGTTGGGTTATAGTTTAATGTGTAGTCACCAATTACTTTAGAAACGTAGTTAGGTGCTTTAGGATCTAATGATAAGTTAGTCCAAGTTTCTAATACTATAGGACTATTAGATGTGTCATTACCTTGACGAACTAATAAACTAAAAGTACCAGATGAAGTATCAGGAGATACAACTTGCCATCTGATATTATCTGTTGAACCACTAGCTAACCCACCAGCTGAGTCTAATGAACTTGAACTATTCATTATAGTCCCTTCAGAGATAGTTTCAAGTACTAAAGCGTTACCAATAGCACCTGAGATAGCAGTTGAAGTAGCAGATGAATAAGCTCCACTTACTACTCTAGCTACTAACAATGATTCACCACCATTATTAAAATAATTATAAGCGGCAATTGATGTAAAGTATGAATATACATCACCACCGCTTACAAATGTTGTACCAAATTTATTTACATAATCACTATATGAAGTAACAAGAGTAGGTATTTCAACAGGACCTTTAACTGTTGGACCTATAATAGCAGCACCAACGGTAATTGGGCCTTGTGTTACTTGTGATTGATCGTTCTCTATTGAGAGAACTCCAGGAGATAATAATACTTCTGCCATGTTCGCTTAGATTAATTATTGATTGTTGATAATAAATATCTAAGCTTTTCTCAAAAACTAACTTACTTTAGTAAATTCTCCTGTTTCTATGTTAATGTTACCATTACCGTATTTTTCTTGTAATGTAGTTCCAACCTCATTTTCTTTGTTTTTAAGGTTAGTAAACGTTTTAATCAAAACTTCTTTTTGCAAGTTTATTGATTGTAAAGCCATTTCTAATTGACCAAAACTAGCCATTAACTTGTTGTTTTCTTCTTGGATTGATTTTAATAAATCAATTTCCTCTTGTGTTAAAGTTATTTTTTCCATAATATAATGATAATAAAACTATTTCAAACCTCCAAATTAAACTCTATTAAAAGTACAATCTGGGTTAGAACCTGAAAGTTGAGTGATAATATATGTTTCCAATGAATAGATAAGATCACTATAAGGGTCTATTGGTGAAGTAGGGTATACTAACTCAGATGTACTAGGATACATTGGAATTGCTCCTACTTGAGGATAAATCATACTACCAGTTCCTAAACTATTAGTTACATAAGTTGGAATAGTAATGTTTACATCCATTGCAATTGTACCTCTATAAGTTAAGTAAGGTACTAATTGTAATTGTGGGTTTTCATAAGATGCGTAGCCATTTTTAAAGCTACCTGTAATTTGTAATGCCATTGTTTTTGTCTTTTATTTTATTATAAATATAATTTATTTCTTCTTCAGTAGCAAGTTTAGCCTGAGTTAATTGTTCTAATGTAATTTCTAGTACAGGAACTCCACTAGCCTTTATTTTTGCCTCTATTTCTGGTGTTGATTTAATCATTATTGATACGCTGGTAAATAATAATCAGTTCCACCTAAATTTATTTTTAACCATGTAGATGGTGTACTTAAAAATGTTCCATCGGCTGTACCCCAGTAGTTAGTGACTGTACCTGCTGAAGCATTTGGACCAGTAGGTGTTGAACTATTTTGGTTATCTATTCTTACTGTACCATCAACATGTAATTTAGCTGAGGGTGATGATGTACCTATACCTACATTACCAGAACTAGGTTGGATTACAGTACCACTCTTACCGTACGCATCACCACCATCAATGATAATACCAGTAGGAAAATCTACTTTTAACTGTGTATAATTTGGAGCACTCCATGAGCCTGTTGTTTTATAGATTCCATAACTAGTTCCAGTATTAAACCAATATAAACCATATTCACCACTTTCATCTGTAATATCTCTTAAAAAGAGTTTACCATCATCTGCTACTTGAAAAGATTTAGCAGCGCTTGAGTTTTCAATATATAATGCAGTTGTTGCTGATGTGGTACCTGAGCCTCTTACTCTTAGTGAGTTGTTGGCTGAGCCTGTTATTATTATATTCCCTCTAAAATTACTTGAGCCACTTACTCCTAAACTACCTGTTACAGTATGGGTATCTCCAACTACGTTTCCTATATTCACTCCAGTATTTAATACTTGTAGTTCAACAGCAGAACCAGTTATTACTGTTAGTGAGCCTGTTATAATAACACTACCACTTACATCTAAGTCAGCATTTGGTGTTACTGTACCTTTGTTGATACTGATTTTACCAGTTTCAGTTATATACATATAGGTTTTGGCAGTAGTCACATTATAAAATCTAAAATCACCTAATGTATTTACACCGCCGTCAATAGTTGACCTACTGAATAGTCTTAATCCTGTTGGTGTAAGGAATGTATTGTAACTACTAAATCCTATTAAACCATTACTATTTGGGTTTGCAAATATAATTCTACTCAAAGAAGGAGTAATTTGTAAATCTGTTGCTGTTTCTCCTATTCTAATAAGACCATCATCTCTAACTGTTAATGCTTGGGTACCTGATGAGTTTTGAACATATAAAGCGTTTGTTGCTGACGTTGCACCACCACCACGAATATGAAGTTTACCAAGAGCCGAAGCTGGTGTTACTGTATCACCAACAACCATTTTTGTACTAGCGTATAAAGCAAAAGCTGGAGAACCATCTGAGTAAATTGCAAAACCAGATATACTACTATTAGTATTTAATAAGAATGTACCACTACCATTTTGATATAATTCAGCTCCATTACTACTATTGTAAGTACCTTTCCATTTTATAAGTGGTTGGTCATTTACAAGTGCAATAGTGGCATAAGCATCACTCGCATTATTACCTTTAACAACTAATGGGAAATTCTTAATATAACTTGCAGAAGTAGCTGTATTAACGCCAACCCAATTATTATTTGTACTATCTATATTTACAGTTAAACTATTTGAACTAACATTTAATGAACCTGTTGTTGTCACATTACCTTTAAAATCACTAGAGCCAGACACATTGAATGTAGCTGAACCTGTAGTTAATGTACCTATTGTTGTATTACCACGTAATACGTTTGCAGCGCTGCCTGAACCATATAAACCAAAACTATTACTGTTGTTAGTCCATTCAATGGCTCTAAAACTAGAGGCTGATGTTAATGTAGGGGCAATATACAAT